TGGCTTTGCCGAATATCTCATCCCGAACCTTGGTCAGTTCCGCATCCGTTTGGGTACGCGCACTGACCGCGTTCAATCCTTCTTGCTGCTCAAACTGAGAACGTATCTGCGCAGCGCGCGTCTGGTACTCCAATGTCAGCTTGCGGCTTACCGTATCATCAAACTGCTCATTGATTTTGTCCTGCGTGACAGCAAAGTCACCGACAGCCTGGCCAAAGTTTGCAAGGCCGTCACCTATACTGCCAGGATCACGCGCAGCCTGAAACCTTGCGCCGGTCGTGGAAGCAGGAGCGACGCGGTTAGGTTCATACGTTGGCACACGCGGCACGTTAAGCAGGCCCCATGCGCGCGCCGTACACCGACTTGAACGAAGGTTTAGAGGTGGCACCTTGGCCAGCCTTCATCTTGCTATACTGGCTTGCCCCTGAAAGAGCCGTGCCCGCCATATCAAATGCGCCGTTCACCAGAGCATTGGTGGCAGCCACCCGCGATGAGTTCGCATCAGCGCGGAAGTTGCTTGCGTTAATCTCGAACCCGCGCGTTCTTTGTGAGCCTTGCTGATATATCCGGTTGACGTCTTCGCGCGCCAGCATGTCGGTATCATCCGCCACATCGGCAGCAGAGCCAAAGTCAAGAGACACCCCGTTAGCCGCAGCCGTTACCCGTTGCTGGCCCTTCAGCGCGGCAGTGCGCCGGTAATGCTCCAATGCGGCAGTGCGTGTGTTTTCAATCTCGGTACGCGCCGCTTCGTTCTCCAAGGCAGCGTTACGGTCAGCAATCTTCGCCTGATACTTTGCCTGCTTGTTCGCCTGCAAAGCCTGAAAGCCTTGTCCTGCCATTGTGACGGCAGTTGCGGCAAGTAGGAGGGTTGTTGGCTCGCACATTAGGCTAACTCGAACCTACGGAAGGATACACCCCTATGGACTTCAATAGCAGGATGCACGTTAAACCCCCATTTACCCAGCAGACGGATTGCCTTGAAATTATCCGCAGACACTAGATTAGCCGCGCGTGGGCTTGAATCGCGTATGATCGACACAAATGCAGGCCCCCATAGTAACAATGCCTTGCCGTGTTTATAGACTTCATCGGTACCCAAGAACCAAGGAACGCCCGCTCCCGTCAGTGCAGAGTTGACTACCAGCCCAAACATTGCTTCAGGCTTGCCGTCGACCAGTGCCGTCCAGACTTTCGTGGAGTTGAACAGCCCTTCGCGCAAGGCCATTTTGGGGCTATGCCCCATTGCCTCACACTCAATCCGGTCAATGTCGCGCATACGCCGTGCAATCCGGCCAATGTGGCTAGGACGTGCCAGCACTACATCAACCCGCATCAAGTCCTTAACCGCCAACAACCGGCTCCATAAACACGCCAAGCAGCGTGAAGGGCAATGGTGAGGTCTGTCGCACATGGACAGACGCTTCACCTGAAACGACATTGGCACTGTCCAGAAGGTAATCGCCGGTCATAAGATCATCAGGCGCACCCCATGCCTCTCCCGTTCTCGACTTAATCAGATAGAGATTGTCAGCGTTCACACCGGCAAAAACAGAGCGACTTTCGTGCAGGGACAGGGTTATCTGCCCTGTCTGTTGCTTGCGGCCCACATTGAACCCTTCACCCTGCGCATTGAAGCGCACTGGCAATGTTGTGACGTCGACCTGATAGGGGATGCCAAAAGAAACAACCGAACCAGTACCGACATTCTCCGGCAGGGTCACTTGCCCATCTGTCACCGTCAGGCCATGAACAGCCACGCCATCGACAATGCCCACAACATCAGTCCGTCCTTCCAGATGCCACAACCCGCTAAACTCAGAGCGGGCAGTTTCAAAGGTTGCCGACACTGCGCAATCCATGAAGCATGTTTCGGTTATGGCATCCCAGCGATGCGACACCATGCGCTCCATGAACGTGCGGGGAACCCCTTCAAGTTCACGCTCGACAATCATGTAGACGCGATCCTCACCGCCTTCGGTAATGCAGCAGACAGACTTCACCAGCCCATCCGTCTCACACAAGGTCCAGCCCCATACGTTCTGCTCCTGCTCCCATGTGAAGCAAAGCAGTTTGCCGTCACTACGCGCGGCCCATATCAGCGACCGAGGTTCCTGCGAATAGCACCAGGACACAATATCAAACCCGTCTAGAAAATGCGGAGAGTAGATCGAAACATCGCTCGACTTCAGGCCGTCAAACTCAAAGCTATATCCGATTGTCCGCACACTATCGCCCGTTGAAGGCGAATAGAAGACCACATTGTCAATCACGAGAGGAGGAAGGCGTGATGAACCCCTGCCTATTTGGCGACGCGCGGCCTGTGAGGATGCTGTCAGGATACCGCCCGCTCCATCACCATCGACATTGAAGATACTGTCTGAGGTCAGAGCTATGAGGCTTGTCGTGGACGCCAGTTGCTCGACAGCGTTTACCCGTCCAGCCACGATAGAGAACGAAAGACTATCATCATCGCGCAAGGGACGTGAACGGTCGAAGTTCTCAAACTGGCCAGAGCGTGAACCCCATATCGCATTCGGTGCTTCGGTAGTCCGCGCCAGCATCAGCCGTTGCTCAAAGAATGTAACCGTCGAAGGATTGTCCGTCTCAAACGGATTAAATGCCTGAGGAGGCGACCGATCCAGAGCGGGGCCGATATTGTCATCAGTGAAGGTCAGGTCTTCTGTCGTACCGATATACCCGAAAAACTGGCTGTTATCTGCCTTATAGACATTGTACCTGTCAGCTCCCGTAACAGCAGACCAAGTGATTGTGTTATAGTTGCGCTTCAATGTGAGGTCGTTTGTCGCGCTGTCTTCATTAGAGGCACGGCTTTCCTGTCCGCTATCATCGTTCAGCGCGGTAATCACGTAGGTTGCAGGTTGCGGGAAATAGGCATCGCCTGAGTTGTCAGCGTCGACATTCGGATTCGTGGCGACAGCAGAGCATCCCGTAGGCGCGGCAACACTCGGACCAAAGGTGACTTCGATAAACTCCCAGTCATCGTGGTCATTGCGCACCAGCTTGTGCACGGCATGATTGATATGTGCCAGATACATCGTATCGGCAGTTTGCTCAAAATCGAGGTCATCCAGTTCTACACCATTATAGGGAGAACCGACCACATAGACGCGCGATACTCCCATTATGGAATAGCCCCACCTTCACCAAGCGTACCACCACCAAAGCCACCACCACCGCCACCACCGATAGGCGGAGGAGTAGGTGTGGGCGGAGGAGGCGGGACAGGAGGAGGAGGCGGAGGAGGCGGAGGTGCACCAACTCTGGTTATGCCGCCAGTCGCAGCAGTGAACGGATCAAGCGCAGCCGTGTTTGCCTCAATGGTAAAGTTGTTAGTGTCGACAATCGAATAGACAGGCCATGACCGACCATTGAGAAACTCGCCCAACTCGCCTTCAACGCCGGTTACATAGGCAAGATCACCTACCGAATAGCTATGATATGCCGCAGTCAGTTGCGCATATGGCGCGTTTGTGATGTTGGTAATCTCCAACTCTTCTTCCAGTATCCGGCCACCCAAGGCGCAAGGTGCCATGTACCCCTGCCCCATTTCCAAGGCATATGTTTGCGTTAGAGAGAATTGGAATGGAATAACCCGCGTAGGTTCGCTGGCATCAATAACCTCTGCCACCAGACGTGTACCAGGTCTTTTGGTCAGCCCGCCATATTTTAGAACAATGACATTGCGCGCGGTATCCAGCCCTGCACTATACGCGTCAACGTCGAACCGCCCGCGTAACTCAGGCCCTATCTCGCCACGGCTGAAATTAGGCTGGCCAGCGCGGAACATTATTCAAAGCCCATGCGCGCAAATTCTGCATCACTGATATAGCGCGGCGCCATGCGAGGGCTTTTATTCTCTTCATCTGCAATCGCGCGTGACTTGGCCACCTCTGCCTTGCGGATCAATGTTTCCTGTAGCTTCAGGTCTTTCTTGATAGGGTACGCAATACGCGCAGCAAGTTCCAGTGCGAAGGCACGGCGGACAAGTGGCGGAAGCGCAACCGCGTCGATTGACGTTGTTGAGTAAACCAGTGTGGCAGTCTCGACATTCGTGTAAATCTTCTCACCTTCGACAATGAAACGATTAGGCGAAGCATCCTGCCATGGGAATGTAAACGGGCCATAGAGAGCCAATATGTCAGCAGTCTCGCCAACTTCCCTAACAGCGATAGCCTGCGCGCAGTCATTCGGCTTGGCATAGGAATAGAGCCATTCAGCAGGTCGGTCGTTTACAACAGAGGCCAAAACAACATAGCGCCGTGCCCAAGGCCACTCGCACCAGTCCAGCACCTCTTCAAGCAGGGGAGTGAAAAACCTGTTGCACTCGGAGGATTCGCGGGAGTTTTCATCAAACGCAGCGATGCTTGCCGACGCTATCTCAGCCAAGGCTTCATTTGCAATCTGGATCGAGGACGACATAAGCGATTGCTACGATAACAAGGCTATGGCTTGAATCGCCTAAATCCCGTGCAAGGTCTGCATCTTCTGGACAATTGCCAGAGCGTTGGCCAGCGTCATGCCGGAACGGTTTACGATCTGCGTTGAACCATGCTTCATGTTTGAACTATTCGCAGAGTTAGGCCCGCCAATAGTTAAATCTCTGGCAAACGTGACGCCCGCGAAATTCGCCGCCGTTCCTGTTCCAAACTCAACTTGGTCAATGCCTGAGTGGATTTTCGGCGTTGTTGGATCTGCGTCGTAATAGGTCCAGTATACGTGCTTTCCTGTTGGGTTGGCCGCAGCACAAGCTTGGTCGATAGCTACGCCTGTATTCCACCTGCCGACCAACACATTGCTTCCATTGTTGTAAAGCGTGAATAGCTGCCCACTCCCGCAGTAAACAACGAATCTATAGCTTGCCGAGTGATTATCTTTATCCAACACCGCAGCAAGCAATATGGGATTATTCGCGCTTATTGTAGCGATAGAAGCCGTGGCGCTAGTGTAACGTCCGACTTCCCCTGTATCCCACAGGCCAGAGGCTATAGTCGCCGCCGTTCCTGTTAGGGCTAGATTGCCCCCAATGATCGGATTAATTGCCGCATTATCTACGTCTGCGATTGAGTCCCATGCGAACCTTGCATCAGCCTCATACCAAGCGTCACCCGTCGAGAAGCTCACATTGAAATAGTCTGTCGTGTCGCCGTTGCTGGCCTCAACCGTGATTATCCGGCCTGTCGGGACAGTCCAGTTTATTCCCGTTCCGTTTACAATCCGCAGTTCATTGCCAACAATCGCAAAGTTGCCGCCATTGTCACCGTTGAATATCGAATAGGTCAACGACGCATCCGCAAATGTTTCTACAACTGCCGGATAACTTGGCTCCGTGACCACATTGTCCGCCGTTATGTCGGCAATCGTAAAGGCTCTTTTCGCTTTTACCGTTCCCGCATATCCTGCAAACTTTACATAGCGCGGGTCTGTCGTATCATCGAACGCCTCGACCATGTTAAAGACACCGGGCGTTGCGTTGACGTCGCTAAACTGGTTCATCAGCTTCATGCCCTGCGCAGCCATTGTCGTATAGAAATGACCAAACACATCGCCTGCGTCTGCCGTCTGCGTCCATGCAGACCGCCACGCAATAACTTCTGCTAATGGCACTTGACCGCCAAAGTAATCCGAACCGCACTCATAGGCTATCACAGGGATCGAACCGGAGGCCGCTTGCTGCGATGCAATGAACGGCGATAGATATTCTACAGTGTCGCGCCGCGCTCTCTTGGCCATGTTGGCGTCGCTGTCATATATGGCGACTGTCGAAGCAGAGGCGCTTACCGTTGCCGTGCCTGACGCCATCCACTTGTAACCGCCAAGCCCCGTCAGAACAGCGCGGATCGCGTAGGCTGTGCCGTTTGACAGGCCAGTGATTGCCGAAGCACTCGTATAAACGTCCGCATCGGTTGACGCGATTGCTATGTCTCTATGGCCAATGTAGCCCGTTCCAGTGCCAGCCAGCACTTCTGCCATTGTTGGCGTTGAGCCGTTGGCATAGACCGCGACCCGAACAGAGCCACCGCTATAGCGGCTCCATGCCTTTGGCGTTAACTGGCCAGATGCAACGTCAACACAAGAGACCCACCAATCCCCCTGATAGTAATGCGCAACCGCCACAAAGTCCGTTGCAGCGGTTACACCGGAAGGCGCAAGGCGCGCCGTCGTTGAAGAAGGGGCAACCAATTGCGTCCCCATGACGTGAATGCATCGGCTTCGGCCTAAGATCGCATCAAAGCGGTCCCACATCTCCTTCGATGCAATGCCGTTGTTTGTGTCAACGCTGGCAACCTTGCCCGCCTCGACCCGCTTGCTGTAAAGCAGTTTTGGCGTCAGCGCAGTTGAAGGCCGAACGGTTCCCGCAACATTGGTGCTGTGCAGAACAAAGTTATTTGCGTCTATGACTTCGGCGTAAAGCGTTTCACCATAGCCAAGCGGGTAAACTTGGGCATCGGGGCTTGATGTGTAGTTGTCAGGCGTGAAGAAAACGGAAACCGCTTCGCCATTTGTCAAACCGTGGCCAGCAAGTGTCCAGCCACTTATTCCGATATTAGACACTGCCTCATAGCGGGTATGCGTGTAAAGTTCTGTCCAGACGCGGGCATCGTTAAAGTCCGCGCCGAAATTCCATGTCTCGTTACCGTGTTCCAGATATACACGAAGATCAGCGTTCAGGTTGGCGTCAAGATATGTCGCCGCGCCATCACGGTAATTATTCGTTGCCCGAACAGGAACGCACATCCAAGGGTTGACGTTAAGCCTATTGCACAGATCAACGCACAATTCATAAGGAACGGTAGACCGCAAAAGGCTGTTTTTTGAACGAAACGTGATTGCGTCGATTGTTGGTTCATCCACCCAATTCTTCGACACATTGTAATAGGTATTGAGCCAATCCATGAAGCGGATGCACTTGAGGTTAAGCCCGCCGATGAATGTCAGAAATTCAGGGTTCCAGTAATCGCCAGCATTAAAGGCAGTAAGCCGCCCCGGCATGATAATCTGGATCGGCCCTCCCCTGTTCGTGACGCTGCCTCTGGCATGAAGGGCGAGAAGCTGGTCGTTGTTATATGTGAATGTGAAAGATGTTGCAGTTGTGAATGCCGCAAGGTTTTGTGTGCCAAAAGCACCAATGCCAATCTCGCACCCATCTGGATTTAATACCGTGTAAGTTCCGCTAGGCAGGCTTTCATAATAAGCCTCGCACAATTTAGACCGGAATGTGTCTGTCGGAGTAACCGCAACCAACTCACCAAGCTCTTGCGTAAAGCCGCCAGTTCCCGTGTTCTGCTCCCAAGGAGCGCCGTTCCACATGATATTTGCAAACGGATAATAGCCTAAGAAGCTGTTTATGCCTGTCAAGTTGGTGCCAAGGGCCATTGACCTACCGCCAAGACCATGCTGCAAACGCAAGCCATTATCCCCTATATGGGTCAGGCTTGAACTGCCGTAATGGGCAGCAGTCAGGCGCATTAATCTTTCAGTGCGGTATAGAGTTGAGCAGTGCCTTGCGACCGCGCCCAGATATGGTCGCTTGTGCCGTCGACACTATCTCCATGCTCTAGCAATGCGCCGTCATTCGTGGCAGGAGCAGAAGCGCCGCCGAAGAATATGAAAACAGCCTGCGCAATGGACCTATTCTGGACAACAACTGGGACATTGGCCAAGGCCGCATTGGCGACAGTCAGATCAACCCATTCCGTAGTAAGAGTTACATTCGTGTAGCTAGTCGCCATCTTCAATCCCTTCAGTCAGCCGTTGATAGGCAAAATACAATCCCGCTTGAATCGCGCCTATGCGGCAAACCCTCCAGCGAAATTCCGGACAAAACCTTGCCCAACAAAAACCGGCAATACTCCGCCGCTGACTTGATGGGCATAAAATGTTTGTGCGTTGGTGAAAAGCGATGGGCTTAAAACTTGGTCAATTGTGACGCTGGCGCTGTAGAAGGTCTGGCCATTGCTCAAAAGCGTTGGCGCTAGTTGGTATGTCCTTGTTACAGTCGGTGCGTAAAACGTGTTGCTATTCGTGAACAGGCTTGGGGCCAGATTTTGTGTGCCAGATGCTTGGCTTACCGTTGCTGCGTAGAATGTCTGCGCGTTGGTGAAAAGCGATGGCGTTAGTGTTACCGTTCCTCTGCCCGCTGTCGCCGCAAAGAATGTCTGGCTATTCGTGTAAAGCGTTGGCGCTAGATCAACCGCCCCACGTCCCACAGTGGCAGCAAAGAAAGTGTTTGTGTTCGTATATAGGCTTGGCGACAAAGCACCGCTTGTAACAGTTACCGATATAGGCAGGTTAGGAAAGGCAGGGCCTTGCGTCCCCGCTACCGAACCAATCGTAAATAGACGGCTTATGCTATCGGATGCGCCCCACCCTTTGAATGAGACTTTCCGGAAACGCATTTACGGAGCCGCGTTGCAGACGTTGATAACCCCGCTGTAAG